ATTGAATCAAATAGATTTGAAGTATTAGAATATTGGGGAACAATAGATGCAATGAGTGCTAGAGAAGAAGGTCTAGAACTTGATGAATCAATTGATGACATGGAAGAAGTTCAAGTTAATGTTTGGATGATTAGAGACAAAGTAATTAGAATTGTTGAAAATCCATTTAAACCTTTTAGAACTCCTTATCAAGCTTTTGTATATGAAAAAAATCCATATACATTTTTTGGTATTGGTGTTCCAGAAAACATGGATGATGCACAACAAATTATGAATGGTCATGCAAGAATGGCAATTGATAATTTAGCATTAGCTGGTAATTTAATATTTGATGTTGATGAATCAGCATTAGCTTCTAATCAAACTATGGAAGTATTTCCTGGTAAGATTTTTAAAAGACAAGCTGGTGTACCTGGTCAATCAATTTATGGATTAAAGTTTCCAAATACTGCTGTAGAAAATATGCAGATGTTTGATAAGTTTAGACAACTTGCAGATGAATCTACAGGATTACCATCTTATTCACATGGTCAAACAGGTGTTCAATCAATGACAAGAACAGCATCTGGTATGTCAATGTTAATGGGAGCAGCATCATTAAATATTAAAACAGTAATTAAAAATATTGATGACCAATTAATTAAACCTTTAGGTGAAGCAATGTTCCAATGGAATATGCAATTCTATGAAGGTGACTTACCAATACATGGTGACTTAGAAATTAAAGCAACAGGTTCTTCTAGTTTGATGAAGAAAGAAGTTAGAAGTCAAAGACTAACTATGTTCTTACAAACTGTTCAGAATCCTGCTATTGCTCCATTTGTAAGAATGTCAGAAGTAATAAAAGAACTAGCTCATTCTTTAGATTTAGACCCAGCAGAAATTATGAATACTAAAGATGAAGCAGAAATATACGCAAAAATAATAGGACAACAAAATGCTAACAAAGGAACTAGCCCAGAAGCTCCTATCCCTGGTGAACTCGGAGCAATGGGTAGTGATGGAGGAGTACCTCCACAAACTCCAGGAGCAAACAACCCTGGAAATGGCGAAAGCCCAATCGGACCTGGTAATACACCAATGCCAGGGGAGATGGAATTTACTGGACAGACTGAAGAACCTACCCAGTAATGTAAGAGACATAGTAAAATAATATTAGTGTTGACTAATATAATTAATATTGCTATAATTAAGCAAGGAGTAAAATGAAAAGAATAAAAGCAAAGAAAATGGCTACAGGTGGATTAATGTCAATGCCACCTTATATTGCAAAACAAGATGAAAACAAACAAGGTATTACACCTTATGATGTTAATACTCCTATGTCTGCTAGAAAAGGTTTACCTTCAAGAGCATTAGACAAATCAAGAACAAGATTTAATACAGGTGGAGAAGCTTTCCCAGATTTAAGTGGTGATGGTGAAGTAACACAAAAAGATATTTTAATTGGTAAAGGTGTTATCAAAAAAGCTAAAGGTGGAATGATGCAAAGATTAAAATATGATAAAGGTGAATTATCAACAAAAGAAATTATAGAAATGAAAAAAATGGAACAACTTGAAGCTATGCAAGATTCAGGTTTACCTTTAACTGCTGAACAAGAACAAGCATTAGAATCTTATAAAGCATCTAAAGCAATTAAATCACAAATGGCATTAGGTGGTATGGTTGGAGTTGAAAGAAGTAAGTATGACCAAAGACCAGACTATCAAGCATATGCTGAAGGTGATATGGTAGAAGATGAATCTTTATTAACACCTATGG